TAAAGCTCTCCTTGTGTCAGTCAGTCCATATTATTGGATTGACGGACACAAAGCAACCATGCATAGTCACGGAGCATTAACTTTCGCCCATGTATGGTTGCTGACAATCCGGCAAATAGCCGACTGACTCAGGCCGAACTTGGCAGCCAGTTGCTTCTGCGTCATCTGACGCGAGAAGTACAGACGCCTCACCTCGTCTGCATCCTCGCGCTTGAAGTGGCGATAATGGCGCATTGGGTTATGCGGCCTCATTTCTTCGCTCTTGCCCTTATTGCTTCTGCACACTCAAGATATGGGCGCGTGTAATAAGCGTCGTACCCGTTGTTTTCCTCTGGATCGTTGTATATTGCCTCGCACTCTTTCGCACACTCTTCTCTTTCGGCAGCGGCTACTAGTTCAGCAAAGCGTTCAAAATTTTCTAGTATGCCGCTTTGTTCTAAACCTGTGAGATTTGCTAGTGCTGCCAATCTTATTACTTGATTGCGTGTCATTCTTTCACCATTGCATTTGCTATTACTGTTCATCCAGTGATTCTCCCGTCAAAATCAGAGCGCAGCCGGCCAATGAACTCGTTATCCTCGGCGCACAGGTCAGGGTTTGCCAGTATCTCCCGGCTTGAGTAGCCGCCAGCGCCGTTCCTGACCTTCTTGCCGTTGATGATATAAATGGCATCGGCTTCGTCTGCTGCTTCTCCCTCAAGTTTCCATGGAACAAGGTCAGGGTGCAGGACGTGACCGTTACAGCCCTCGCGCTGGTAGTCGAGCGGGATATTCCCTTCTTGATGGCGCTCGCAGAACCAAGTACCGTCCTGCAACGTAATGCCATGAACGCAGGTGCGGCAGTTGACCTCCGCGGTCGGTTGTTTGCCGTGGCACATGCTCTGCGCTGGACACCATTTGCACTGATACCAGCTTGCGTTAGTGCTAATGGGCGGCGGTATCTCAGGCGTGCGTACTATGCGCTGGCCTCTCTCAAGTGCGCGTTGTGCGTGCGCCTCGTCAAAGCGTATCCGCTCGGTGTAGATGCGGTCATCGTCTTTGCAGACGGCAACGTATAGCGCTCGGTCAATCTTGAGGCCAAGCATGTAAAGTTGCATCTGCGTATAGTGCTGCGGTTTGGACTTCTCAACGCCCTGCTTTTCCATATCCTCAAACGACTTGAGGCTATGGGTCTTTATCTCCAGCACATGGCGCTTCTGGAACGCCTCGGGAACGCCATACTCAATAATGCCGTCAACGCTTCCAGAGACGTGCCAGTCGAATTTGACGCGACTCTGGCTGTTGCCAACGCTGACCACATGCAGGCCAGCGGCCCGCAGGTCGGCCACCACCATTTCCTCTTCATTCCGGCCACGCCGGAACATACGCAGGACGCGGCCGGGAAACTTCTCTACCACCGACCAACGGAATTTGTACCAAAGGTACCGCTCGCAGTGGTGGCCTATCTCGGAGCAGCCCATGTGGCCGCGTGGTGGCTCGGCGCATTCCTCATGGTAGAGGTCAATGCGGGCGGTTATGCTGTTTTTTGGTTCGGGTATTTTAGCCATGCTGGTCTACCGTTTTGTGTGAATGGTGGCCGCATCCTTGCGGCCGGTTTATTTAAAGCAATTCCCAATCTTCAGACAAAATATCCGATTGACTTGCGACCCATGGTACAACCTCACCATCTACCGTTTTCATATCAATATGTGAACGATAGTTAATTTGTGTACCTTCAGGATAAACCCCTAAAAGGGGCGCCCGGCTAACCTTAAATGTCGAACCCGGAACCAAAAACAAAAACATTCCTTTGCCGTTCCATCCGGCCCGCGACACTTTGCCGCCTTGTTTCAAATGCAAAAGTGCATTACTAAAATTTGACATTATTTTAACTCCTTACCGCTTCGCCCAGGGCGGCGCAGCCTTTCCAGTTGCTTGCGTAGCCGCAGGTGCCTGAGTTGCAAATGCTGGCGTAGGCGCAGCCGATCCGCTCACGGCCTTGTAGCCCTTCACATCGTTTTTGTCGCCCCACTGCTCGTCACGGCGAACACTGACCTTAATGGACAGTTGCCCGCCGATCAGCTCGTCAGTGTCGCGCACCGTGGCAAGGCCAACCGCACGCATAATGTCGCCTAGTTGCTGACGGCCAATTTCCTCAGCCTTGGGGTTGCTGTTGCGCACGGTTACGTTACCAAACACCTTGCGGCCTTGGTGGGTCGGGCCGGTAATGTCGTAGGCCATGCTGATGTACTGGCCGTCTCCTGCCTTAGTAGGCTTGAGGTCGGCGCTGGTAATGGTGGCGTTGTACCAGCCTTCCGGCAGCAGGTCGTAAGACCGTGATTCGGGAAGTTCAGAAACTGAAATAGGGTTGTCGAGAAAAGCCATGGTAATTACTCCGAGTCGATGGTGATTGCGAAAGATGGGCGGCCGGGCTGAACGGTGATTGCTCCCGCCAGTGGGCCAGTGATAGACGGGTCTGCGGCCCGCCATGTTTTCATGTCGATTTCCGGTTTCCACCGGAACAAACTGGAAAGGTGGTCGCTGAGGCCATGCTCGGCAGCCAGCTCTTGCAGCATGTCGGAATCGACCTTGCGAGTCAGGCGGCCGACAACCTTGAAGCTGTAGCCTCCTTGCTTGACGTTTTTGGTGCCGTCCAGATCGGCAGGCACCTCAAAGCGCATAGCAAGATGATCCTCAATGGCGCGGCGGCGTTCGATGGCTGCCTTTTCTGCCTCCTTGGCATCAATCCAAGCCTCTGCCAGCTTGGCGTCAGACATATCCAGCAGGCTCATTTGCCACCTCCGATTTTTTGGATGATCGCGCCAAGGTCAGCAGGCTCCCACGCAGCCAGCTTGCCGCTGCGATCCTTGGCAACCCAGAGTCCATCTGAATCGCACATCAGCGCCCGTTGGGTTGCTCCCTCGGCATCCTTCTCAACACGCAGGGCAAGCACCTCGTCAAAGAAGTACGGCAGCGCTTGGCCGGTCTTATTGCCCGGCATCGAGGGGCTGTACAGCATACGGCCCATTTCATCCTGCGACTTTTCCAGCTTGGCAGACATATATACATGCTTTCCGGGCAGGTCGCGGAAGGCGCGGATAATGTCCGTCATCTGCTCCTGCATTGCGCCATACGCTTGTCTTGGGTCTTTGGATGCCTTCTTTTCAGTGTTAAGGCAGACCTCGGCAATCTCGCTGATCGAATCCAGCGCCACAGACATGAAGTCGTTTGCCTCAGCGCTTGTGGTCAGCCAGCGGTAGGCTTCCTGCAAGGTCGCCATCGAATTGACCTCTATGTAGGGCAAGTCAGCGTCTTGGATAGACAGCAAACCTCCCTCTGCGCTCAGGACTACCGGCTTGGGTAGCGTTGGTATCAGACTGGTCTTGCCAGCCCCGGCCTGCCCATAAACCAACAGTTTGACGCCGTTGGCGGTCAGTCTGCCGCTTCGTTTCAGTATCATTGACATAAGTTTTCCTCAGTTAAACGCCAGTCGGGGAATCCGGTCGGCGTGTGGTCAGTGTAGACCCTGATGCCCACTCGTCAAGAATGGGCATGGAGGTCTTACTGGTTGGGCGCCATTAGGCGCCTTTCTTTTGTTGCTTCATTGCATCAATGTTTTCTGCCGTTTTTCTAATTTTCTCAGCCTGTTCAGTAAGGCCAAGCGCAATCATTCGGTTCAGGATGTGTTCCCACTTTTGTACTTCGGTCATGTTCTTTACCTCTGGTTACTGCCGGTCGGGTAATTCCGCTTGGCATGAGAGAATATTAACTCTATGGTTAATGCTTGTAAAGCGTTTTTTATATGCCTCTCATGGCAGACCTAATTGATGATACGGAGTAAGGTGCGCCGTCTGGAGTTTTTTGGCCTTCAAAATAGTCTGCATAAAGTGCTTTAGCACCTTCTGCCTTTCCGTAGCGCCTAGCGTAACGCTGTGCTATACGATACAAACCTTCGTCATTATTTATCCAAAGGCTGACGTTCCAGTAGTTCCAGTTTTTATGCCCGTTATAAGTATTCATTAGACAACCTCTGTTACTAAAAACGCTATAGACCCGTTTTTTTCCATTCTTTCTGCTGCTTTCTTTTCTACCGCTTTTTTTGAAGATGATTTGACGGAATAGCAGCTGCAAAAACCTCCGTTTACATAATTAACATCTTCTGGCTTATCCCATAAAAAAGATACTACATATCTTTTTGATGGCTTAGGCGCCGTCTTTCTGACTACGAAAGCGGTGCCTTTACATGTAAAGCACACCCCGCCCTTTATTCCTGAAAAGGCTTTAATAAATCCGGTTCCGTTACACTTTACACATGGAAACTTAAACATTTTTTACTCCTATATACCTTTTGGGCTATCCGGTCGGTACAAGCTAACTATAGGGTGACTGCTAAAGTATGTAAAGTATGGTTTAACTAAAAAGTTAAAAATTTTCTTATGGAAGTTAAACTGGGTGTGGTCTAGGCTTGAAGTTCCATTCAATAGGAGACAAACCAGTGACAACCCAGGAAGCAATCGACCATTACGGAAGTATCAGAGCATTGGCTGATGCCTTGGATATGTGGCCGCAGGTTATCTATAGGTGGGGCAAGTACCCGCCGATGGCCAGGCAGTACGAGATACAGGTCAAAACCAAAAACAAACT